ACTCGCCACGCGACCGGCCTGTTGCTTGAGCAATTAGATCAAGCAACTGAGGCATGCGCTCAGAAACACTGATAAACTCATCACCATTGAGTTTGCCTTTGCCTAGTGCTTGGCTGAGCTGGAAGAAAACACCGGCAGCATCAGCGCCGCTGATCCCAGACTGCTTAGCGGCTACATTGAATCCTTCGTAGATCTGGGTAGTCTCTTTAAGGCCAAAGCCAACACCTTTTAGTCGGCCATAGACATCGGCCAATGCCACCGTGGCCTCTGTCTGCGAAATGCCGAACTTGGCCGATGCTCCAGCTGCAGATGCAATCGCAGCATTGAACTCGCCAGTTGATGATGTGAGGTTGCGCAATCTCTGCTCAGCGCCGCCGCGTTCAAACGCTGTTGATACGCTCTGGCGCAGTACCTCCATTGTTGTAGCTGCGATGGCAAGCTGCGGGATCATGCCTGCGATGGCGCTAGTAAGGCCGCCTACCTTCTGCGTGGCACCCGGCACATCGCCGAAGGTGCCATTCATGGCCTCTACCTTGCGCTTGATCTCGTCAAGTATCGTCTTGGCTTGCTTGCCATCAACATTGATGGCGATATTGGCAACTACGGACATGACCGACGACCTCGCATGAGGCCAGTCTACCTGCGGCGATTCTTCCTAGCCGCTTCCTCTTGCTCTTGCGTTTCGATCTCAAATAGGGCTGCCCAGATTTGCAGCTCTTCCTTCGTAATGCGCTGGCTCAATTCGCTGAGTGTATAGCCCAGCTCACGAGCCAGGCGAAGCATGAGCCTTAGATACAAGTCACGCTTTAACTCAACGGCTACTTTCCCGCTTCTGCCTCGGTTACATCGTTCTTGTCTGTGATGACAGCCAGCATCATGATCTGCAAGTCTTCATCACGCACCTCATTTTTCAGTTCAGCGATCTCGCCGGGTCTGAACAGCGGCTGACCGGCGTCGTCTTTTGCCTTCTGAATCAGCAGCTGCAGCGCAAAGGCAATCGCCTCGTCGCTTCCGGCATCCTTCTGCGCCTTCTCCCTCTCGGCCATCGTAAGGGGAGTGCAGTAAAACTCAAACTCACTGCCATCACTCAGCGTGACGACTTTCTTGATGGGAACCAGGTGAGCAGCTTTCTTGAGCCGATCAAGTGCGCGAGCCATGTAATTACGCTATACGATTGGATTGTAGGCATGGAAAAGCCCCGGTACAAGACCAGGGCTTCTGTGTCTGGGTGATCAGCTCTTGACCAGGTCAAACGTAGGTGCGTCGCTCGGGCGGAACGACACTTCGATTGACTGGCCATCGTCAGGGTTGACCGTGAAGTTGGCAGCCGTCAGGATGACGGGCACCGTAATCGAACGGCTGAGCGTATCGCTGACGCTACCGCCGCTCACCACGCGATCAATGTACAGTTTCATCGTGGCGCCCTCCTGCTCCCGCTGGAGCACATCAGCAACCAAGCGGCTGGCGATGCTGGTGTCTTCGCTGGTGGTGTAGATGGTGGCCGAGCCTGAACCATCAGCAAAGCCGCTGATGTACCGGCGGAATGGCACGGTCTGACCAGCGGCCTGGCCGATGGTGGTGACGTCGATCTCTTCGCGGGTCACTTCAAACGACCACTCGCGCACCTCGGCTACCGCCACGAAGCTGTCGTATGCCACCTGAAAGATGTTTGGCGTTACAGCCGTGCCATCATCGGTAATCGCCACAGTAGAGCCGCCAAGCGTGGCAGACACCTGCATGGCACCAGTGCTGGCGGTGTAGCTGATGACGTAGTAGGTAGTAGCTGCAGAGATGCCGCCAGGCAGCGTGCCAGAGCCCGCAGCGCCAGTGTTGACGTTGATCACGCTGAACTGCACCGGGTCGCCAACCTTGAAGCCAAGGAACGGCATGACAGTGATTACGTCAGTGGTGGCATTAACGCCAGATTCGGCAAAGGTGGCAATGGTGCCAGCTGGTTTGTAATAGAGCGCCCCGGCTGTGCCGGACAGAACGGTGGCAGACATCAGTCAGCGGAAGAACTGCTGTCAGTCTACATACGCCTCAAACGTGATCGTAAGTTGCGTTTGGTAGTAGGCTGCAGGTGCTGGTGGTGTGATCTGCGCCGGCCCTGATGCGGCGTCGAAGTGAATATCGCTGACCACTTGCCGGTCAAATAGATCCTTGATGCGCTCGGCAATCGTGAAGTTCGCAGCAGTGCCAGCACCTAGCGGCGTAAACACATTGACCGTCAGCACGCCATTTTGCCGGTTGAAGCCAGTAGACGGCGCTAGCAGGGTGGCATAGGCGTTATCGCCAAACCGTATGAACACCTGCAGCCATGGTGTGTTGTTCGGCGGCGTGAATGGTACGTTCTGATAGCTGACCGGGTATATCGGTGCGGCAGCCATCTGCGTAGCAATGCGTCCTTCGATGGCAGCGCGGATGTCGTTATAGGTGCTTGTCATGACTCCTTGCCGATGCGTGCTGCCGCTGCCTGCACTCTAGTTTGCACATCCTTAGCGATACCTTGCACCCAACCAGGATCCGCTTGTTTGCTGCTGCCACTCGCTAGCGGCTCTGCATATGGCAGGTTGTTGTGCACTGAGTAGGTGTTGCCGACTTTCTCTTTCTGGTAGCCAAGGCGCTTAATGGCAGTTACACCTGGATAGCTGCCGGATGGCGCAATGCCCCCAGGCGCTGCGTTCTCGCCTACCTGCCAGCTGGCGCGGAATCTGCCGGTATCAACCGGGCTGGCTTGCTTAAGCAGGCTGTCAGTCTCTAGCACCGCTGCACGCAGCAGCTTTTCGATCTGATCCTCGCAGTACCTGCCGATGTCTCGGACTTGGATCCGGCGTGCCATTAGTCCCTCAGGATCAGCTCATAGGTGATGGCCGTGTTGTCCTGTTCGATGGTGCGCACCTCGATTATCTGCAGGCTGCGATTGCTGATGATGACGCGATCAGCGGTTGTCGGCACTGCTGCCGTGTCTGCTGCAGCGATGATCAACCGCTTATCGCCAGCTTCGATCAGGTCATTTACCTCACGCAGCGCTACATCCTCCAACACGCCGCGCACTGTGGTGTCCGTCGTTGTCTCAGCGGCAGTGCCGGTAGTTGTGTTGTACACGCCAAGGGTTACGCTGCGGATCGTTGCAACACCGCCGAACTTTGCCATCAACTTGCTGGCAACCTTGCGTAGCGGGTTGGCAAGTGTCATCAGAGCTTGTATGCGACGCAGTGGCCGTTCTGCAACTTGATGCTGGTAAACACACCGTATAGCGTGGTTGCAGCGTCAAACGTCTGGCCGGACAGTGTACTGCCGTCGTAGTTTTGAGCTACGATCGCATCAATATGAGTATTGGTTGTAAAGTGAATCGCGCCCCAGCGGCCTGTTCGTGTCGTGGTGTCGCCGATAAAGGTTGCACCGATTGAATAGTCAATGCCAAAGAAGTTAGGCTCGCTCATGGCTAGATCCTGTAGGCGACGACTTTGCCGCTCGCCAGGGTGACGCTAGTAAACACGCCGTCGATAAAATCGCCAGCCATCAGTGGCACCGATGTAAACGCATTGCCAGTTGCGTTCTGGACCGTGGCAGTGCTGATCACGGCATCAGCAACGGCGTAGAGCCTGTAAAACCTACCGGCATGGGCTGCCGTGTCGCTGATGTACTCAAAGCCAATGTTGTAGTCGTCCATGATCAGCTTCGGCGGATTGAAACGTTGCCTGGTCCACTGATTCTAAGCCCTGTCAGGTATCGCTCCATGATCGGCGGCACCTTGTCAGCACCAACGGCGCCATAGCCAAGGTTGGGCGTCACATCAAGGCTGCCGATCTTGACATTCTTGTAGTCTTCCAGTCCGCTCAGGCCAATTCCATCTGGGTTGTTGTGCAGATACGTTGCCAGCACTACCTGCGCGTATTGAATCTGCGCCGGGATCTCAGTATCGGTAAAGTAGTCCGTCGTGATGCGGAACGGGAACCCTACAGCGTAGGTATTGATGTAGGTATCAGGCTTGCGCACGCCGGTACGCGGCCACTGCAGCGCCTGCGTATCGGTCGCGCGTGCGCCAAGGAACCGCTCGCGGTCTAGCCGTTGCGTCGCGGTAAAGAGTGCCCGGTTCTTCTGGTCAGTGGTAGCCGATGCCCATGCCGTGACATCAGCATCCTGCACGAATCCGTCAATGATCGCTTGCGCTGCTGCCAGCGTCAGGTAGCTGTTTGCGTCGGCCGCGCCTGGCGTGGCCACGATTGTGATTGCCATCGTCAGGCTCCGTTAGATCCAGTGTAGGAGTGGGCTCTGGCATAGAAAGAGAGGCCACCTCCGTAGAGGCAGCCTCGCGGTCACGCAGTCGCCGGAAAGCGAACAGCCCCATCAGACGCGCTTGAGCAGCACGGTCAGGATCACACCAGCCAAGGCGGTGGTGGTGCCTGTCACGTCCAGCGACAGCCGGTTGCCAACTTCAAGGGTGAGGTCAGCAGTGGTGGCAGTCAAGGCAGGAGTCTGCTCGGTGAGAGCAGTGCCTTTGAAGTTGATGGTGGAGCTCAGCAGATCGTCGCCAGCGGTGGCGGCTTCAGTACCTTGGCAACGACGGACGGTGCCGGTTACGGCGCTGCCATCGCTACCAGCAGTGGCGTGAACTTCACGCACTGCCACCACTTCACACTTAACGGGAGCAGTCCAGAATTGCACGTCGGCAATCGAGGATGCCCCGTAAAAAGTGGCTTCGAGATACTGCTCGGTGGACAGTTCAAACTGGGAAGGTTGTGCCATGGTTAGTTACCTCAATCGAAGTTGGAGGTGTTGGTAGCACGCACGATCCCAAGGTTCTTGAGTTCGTACACCCTCGACCAGTTGCCAACCGTTGACAGTTGAGCGCGGGTCGGGTTGGCGGTAGTGACGCCCCACTTGGCACCAACAGGGTGGTAGCAGTAGTGCAGGTCGATCGACATGGCATCGCTCTTGGCGAGGATGTCACGATCGGTTTCGGTCTGCATTGCGAGCTGTTCGCCGGAGGCAACAGCGCCCTGGGTGAAGAAGTAAGTGGCGTACTCGGTCGAGCTGCCGCTGCCTTCAGTCTGCACATCGTCAGACACGATCACGCGCAGACCCATGTAGGTCGGCACGTTCACTTCGCCGCCAAATGCTGCAGCCATCGAACCGCCCGATTGGGTGGAGGTGGTGCCGCGTGCTTCAGCAGTGCTGACGTAATCAATTGCACGGCGCTCAACCAGGTCGTAGTAGACCTTGGAGTGCATAGCAACAGCAGCCAGTTTGTCGCCTTGGTCGCCCAGCAGGCTGCGGGCTTCGGCAACGTGACGGGGGCTCAGCGTGGTGGGGGTGTCACCAGACTCGCCGTCGATGCTCAGACCAAAGAAGGCAGCAGACGAGCTGGTGGTGCCGAGGGTGCCGAAGACACCAGCAAGGCAGGACAGCAGATCTTTCTGACGTTGGTTGGCAACGTAATCAGCGATCTTGGCGCCGATGGCGGCCATGGGATCGGCACCAGCAGCCAAGGCTGCCAGGTCACGAGCCTCAAAGGCGCGGCCACGGTGCAGGATGACGCCAACTTGCTTGTCAGCAGTGATCTTGCCGGGACTCAGCGAAGTGCTATCGGTCAGCACTTCAAAGTCGCCAGACAGGTTGGCTTTCCAGAAGGGGACGTTGATAAAGTCACCACCCTCAGTTGCATTCAGCTCCGCCAGGGGCTGCACCACACCGCTAGCCAGGAAGGCATCACGCTGCGTGGTTTGCTCGATGACGTAAGGCGTAAAAACCTCTGGGATGATGATGTCAGAGCGAAGAGTCGCCATGATTCATCTCGGGGAAATGGTTTACGGTGTGGGCGCAGCCCCAGGCTCTGTGTGGCGCAGCCATCACGAGCAGACGCTCAAATACTAACGGTTAGCTGCAGCTTTCATCCGCTCATACAGGTCGCGGTCTGTACGGAATAGCCGCGACTGCTCGGTTAGGTTGAAGCTATCACGGTTGAATGGGTTCGCCATGCCTGCCGGAATGCCGCCAGTGCTAGCCCCGGCTGATGGTGCGCCGCTGCCTTGTGGCTTGGGTTGCTTTTGCATCCATGCTGGCAGCGTCTTCGCCCACTCGCTGACGGGCGTGCGCTGGTAACCGTCAACCACTACCACGGTGCCATCAGCATCGCGTTCGATCTGATCGGCGCTCAGCTTGGTCTTTAGCACCATGTCGGGGTCATGCACGATGTCAGCCAGCGCCGTTACTGCTGGTGTGACCAGCTCCAGTTCGCGGACTCGCGCTTCAAGGGTTGCGATGCGCTGGTCCTTCTCCGTCGTCGCCTCACGGAACTGTTGCTCCAAAGCCTGTCGCGCTTCTTGGTATTTTCCTTGTGATTCAAGCTGCTGTTGCTCGTGGTTGCGCTTGAACTCCAATAGCTCATTGACATCAACGCCATCTGGCAACGCTGGCGCTTTCTTGGCAGCGCGTAGCTCAGCGATCAACTCTTTATTCTTGCGCTCAAGCGCCTCTACACTGCGTTGCAATGCGTCGTTGTTGTCGCCCCCAACAGCCGCAGGCTCCTGGGTTTGTGTTTCATCAGACATGGATAAGCCGCAGGCTTAATTACGCTGCCATCGTAATGGCGCGTGGTGATCGTGTCAAAGCGTGAATGGGACACCCCAATCCGTGAGCCATGGAATCAACTGATCAAGCAATGCCTTGATGCAGTAGATCGCCATGAGCATCTGTACCGCAGTAGCGGCAATGGCTGGCATGCGGCTAAAGCTCAGGATCTGCGGTGGTACATTGCCGAGCTAAAGGACTGGATTCACCATCAAGAAGCGGCTACCACTTCACCTTGTCCGCCCAAAACGCCGGAGACATCTTGCCGCGAGCAATGTTACTAGCGTGTCTTGCCTTGAATGATGCCCGCCTGGCTTTGTCTGCTGCTGACTCGTTTTTGCGTGGCGGGCTGCCGCTGACACCCTGCTGACCGAACCGGATCAGTTTGACAGTCTCGCCTTCCTTGGCTAGTACCGCATGTGATTTGGTCGGATGGCCTGGCGTCCGCTTGGGTTTGTTGTAACCCTCAAACTGCTCGCCGCGATAGGTAATCACGACCGGGCGCCGCGCTTGGTTGCTGACTTGCCGCCAAGCCTTGCCTTGCTTGCGGCGAGCTGCGCCTTGAGATCAGCCATCCTGGCCCTGCTTGCCGCTAGCTTCTCAGTGGCAGCAGCCTTTTTGGCTTGTGCGGCAGCCAGGCCAGCACGAGCTGATGCAGCTTTAGCCGATGGAGCGTTGGCTTTTAATTTGTCTAGCTTTTGCCGCAATACTGCTTGCTCTTTATTGAGCTTGCTTGTCTCGCGTCTCGCTGCACGCCTATCCGAATCCCTGTCACTGCGATTGCCGTAGGTAACACCACCAGAGCCAGCAAAACGGCCCTTCCTGTCTCGTCTGATGGTGCGACGTGCCATTACTTTTTACCTTGCCGTGGTGCGGGTTTCAGCTCTGACCGCATTTTAATGACCGCGTTGCCGGTTGACTCGGATTTGATTCGTACGATCGGGTCATCCATGCTGCCGACACGGGTAACGCTACCGCCACTTTGCGTGGGTATTGTCGCCCGTTCGCCACCAATGCTGGTGATCACGCCAAACGTGCGCGTACCTTGGTAGCTCCAGCTAACCCGGTCGCCGCGTTTCATTTCTTCTTGCCCCCCTTCTTGGGCATGGGTTTTTGAGGCTTGGCTGGTCCGGTGTACTTAGGCATTACTTTTTACCTTTTGGCTTGCGGGACTTGCCGGCTTTTGACAGCGCGATTGCGATTGCTTGCTTTTGCGGCTTGCCCGCCTTCATCTCGGTTTTGATGTTGCCCGAGATCGTCTGTTGTGACTTGCCCTTCTTCAGCGGCATGACGCCATTCCTCGATACCTAGTAGCAGGTTAGCGCCGTCTGCTGTTGCCCAGCCCTTATCGGTG